AGTCGCGAGGCCGTCTGGTCAAGTCTGTGTTTCTTTGAATATACGCTTTTAATTTAATGATTGCAAATAAAAAGGGGCGCCGAAGCGCCCCTTAAAATGGTTTATAACCTTACTGATTATACACCTGGAGATCCGAAGATACCTCTAGGATCAGAGAAGCCGAAGCTGTATCTTTCCCTAGCTTTATATCTAACGTTACCAGTTTCAAAATCACCTTCCATGGCAGTTTTGATTGGTGCACGAACCATGTGTTTCATTCCGTTAGGAACGTCTGTCTTAATGAAGAAAGACTCTGAATCAGCTAGGAAGTTATTTACCACAAATCCTTGTGGAATCATTCCCATTGATTTCATAGCATTCAAATCATTATCAGCAGTACCAACTCTGTTGGCAGATTTCATGATTCTTTCAGCTGCAAATTGCTGAGCTGGGTGAATGATTAGTTTCATTCCCTTAGCAGCAATTTTTAGTCCACGCTCGTCTGTCATTTTAGCAATGTCAATTAAAGACTGCTCTAATGAAGTTTCAGATAAGTCAGCAGCTGTTGCTAACTCATTTGCAAACGTTCCAGCGATTGTTGGGTGGTTAGTTGCACAAAGTGCAACACCGTCACCACCTGTAGAAGTAGTGAAAGCTCCATCTAAAATCGCAGCAGCTTTAAGTTGCTTAGTTTGAGCCATAGATCTAGCTAGTGCTTTCGTATAACGAGTTGAAATCTTATCATACAAGTTATCTTCAACAGCTTCCTCAGTGATAGAGAAAGCGAGAGCAATTGTCTCATGTTGATATCTTGCAGTATAAGTTTCCTGCGCGCTATCGTAAACCACTGCTGCACCTTCTGACTTAACGGCAGCTTTGTCGAAACCTGATAACATTACTTCTTCTTCGAATGCTCGATCAGAATTTTCTGTATCATAAATTTCAGCGTGTTGGTTTTCGTAGTTTTTGTACTCAAGTCCAAATAATGCATTTAGACCTGGCTCTAGCTCTTTAGCTAGTTGTTGTCTTGATATAGCCATGTGTTACCTCCTGCTATTATTTATACTTATGTTCGTTAATCAAAACATTGTAAACAATATTGTCTGAACCAACCTCGTTTCGACCTTCTTTTTTAGAGAAGCCTACGATTTTAAGGTTAAGTCCAGTTCCAATATCACTTGAATCTAGTTCTGATTTACTTACACCAGTTACTGTTGAACCAGCAACCACAGCTAAGTCAGCGTGATTTGATATGTCAGTTTGGGCTGAAGCGCCGTCACCTTGTACTTCGAACATTTGATATGGATCGTCGTACACAAAAACTTCTGCTAGTTGAGAAGCTGGTCTTGTGTTTTTAAAAGTTGGTTTACCATCTGAATCATCGAACGAAGATCCCCAAAAAACACCTATAGCGTTAGTAGCGTCTGTACCGCCACCAGCTGCTGCAAAAAGCTGTACATCACCTTCAGCTTCGTCGATTTTTACGACATCGCCTTGTGAGATGATAGTAGCATAGTTTGCAAATGCTGTATAAGAGTTCATTGCCGGATCAGTTCCGCCGCCGATTTTTCCAATTGGAGATAAACCAAAAGGGGCATCTAAATTTGCCATATTGTTATCCTCCTTAAAGGGTTAAAGTTAAATCGATGGTTGAGAAAAGATTAGTCTTTTTTCGAGCCACCAAAAGTTACACGAGTCTGTCGATCTTGATTAATCGGCATACTTGGGTGCTGTTCCTTCAAGACATCGTTTTCAATTGCATCATTTCGATCTTGAGTTACTTTTTTAAAGTACTCTTCACGTGATTGCGCGAGCTCTTCAGATATCCTTGCCAGCACAAGGCCACCAACCCCGATCATACCTGCGTATTTGCCACTATCGATAGAAGGATAATTATCATTTGGATATTCGTCAGCTCTAACTAACTCCCATCCTGATCTAAGCTTACCTGACATGTTAGTGGTATCGTCGTACCCCATGCTTTCAGCTCTTATCCACCTATGTCTGTACCCGTCTGGCGCAGGTGGTGCGTCCAGTGATGATGGAGGAGTCCAAATCTTCGGCTTTTCAGTTTTTGCTCTAGATTGACTCACGCGAGTGGTTTTCATTTTATCTTTTTCCATATGCTTATACCTCCTTCGCGGCTAATTGTTTCGCATATTCTTCTAGCGGCACACCTAATCTTTTAGAAATTGCTACCTGTGAGGGTGTGAGCTTCACAGTTTTTCTGCGTCCTTTTGCGGCCGGACGTTTGGCACTTGCTACACTCTGCGTTGGCGCAGGTGCAGATTGGTCCACATTATCAAATTTGTGCGGAAATGCAACTCTTATTCGTTTGTCTACTTCCGTATAGTATTCTTCTGATTGTGGATCAAATCCTTCGTTCTCAACAAGCTCTTTGTGTATGTCAAATGCAGTATAAGTCATTGCATTGTCTGTACCAAACCATCTATTTTTTTGTGCCCAGCTTTCTGCTCTAGGATCAAAATCTGCTTGTTGCTGTTGAGGAGCTACTTGTTGCTGTTGTACAACCTGTTCTGTAGGTTGTGTTCTTTGCTCTTGACTAGCTCTAATATTATTTAATCTAGCTTCTTCCATAGCCATTTGTGCTATAGCTTGTTGAGCTTTAACTTGAGCATCAATATCTTGTGTTTCAACTGCTTGCTTATATGCAAGTTTAGCAGCTTCCATACCATTAGATACTTTTGCTTCTAGCTCATTAGTATATTGACCACCAAGTTGTTCATATTGACCTTTAAATTGATCGGCTTGTGTTTTAATTTGCTGTGCATACTGAATAGCTTCTTCTTTTTGTCTTTCAGCTTCACGCATTTTACGTGTAAGTTTTGCTATTCTTTTTTTAACACCTTCTGAATATTCTCCAAGTTCGTCTTGGGGTTTATCAGCTTGAACAGCAGGCTGCTCATTAGATTCCTCAGTTGTGTTATCGGTTTCCTCGACTTGTTCAACTTTAATCTCCTCTTCTGGTGATTCTAGTGATTGTTCTGGAGCGTCAAGATCGATCTCCATTTCTTGTTCGTCGGCTTCGCCCACGTCTATTATTTTTTCGTCTTCTAGCATAGTTAATTCCTCCTATGAATTACATTGCGTGAATAAGATCTTCGGGATCTTCTATTGTCCCTAAAATCTCATCATCGTTTAACATTCTTATCTCGCCACCATCAATCTGCATACGTGATCCTGCATATCTTGCAAAGACCACCCATTGTTTTTCTTTACACCATGGTCCTGTTGGATACTTTTCCTCATCCTTGTAACAGAGATCACCCATCTTTAGTACGTATCCAACTTGCGTTGCTACACGTGCTTTGTCTAAAGATTCTTGTGCAATGATAATTCCGCCTTCAGTTTTTTCTTTAACTTGAAAGGGCATAACAAGTATACGCCATCCTGTAGGATGCGGTAACTTATCTAAATTTGTTTCTTGAGTTTCTTTTTTCGCTTCGTTTTTTGCAATCTTTTTTGCATCTTCTTCAGCGTTATATTTATCTTCTAAGGCGTGCGATGTTTGTTTCGTCATCCGGTTCTGGCTCCTTTGGTTGTAGCAGGTTAGAGATTTCCTGTTTAATTTGATCCGTAACGTGGATCTTTCCGAGAATATAGTTATATTTCTCCATATTGTCAACACCGCCGCCAATTAAGACGTTAGCGTTGTTTTCCATTATTTCGTCAAGTAGTCTCTGGATCTTGTATACTACGTGTACCGGGTCTATAGCTTCTGACATATTTCTTTTTCTTGTCTCCTAGTTTATTCCAAAACTCGTCAAGAGCATTTGGTTTTTGTTTGCAACATTCCCCCGATAGTACTTTCTCTTCCGTGTGACAATCACACGTCTTCTCTTCACCCATATATCCCCCTAAGTTTTTATTTGCCTTTGAATTTACTAAGTGTAGTAACTCCAAAACTTCCGCCCACTATTGTGAGTATAATGACCCAGAAATAGTCATTCACATCTTTTAAAATCTCCCACCCTGCAGCCATCCAAGGCTGAGTCCAAGGTGTGAAATGTGCCAAAATAATGAGGCTCCAGAAAACGACTAAATATTCGTCCTTCCATGAATTAGCAGTTTGTCTCACCTGTTCCATCTGAACACCAATCTTTGCTACGTCCACTTTTGCAGCCGCTTCTATCTCCTTTGCTTTTATAATTTTATCTTTTTGTAGCTTGTGAGAAATTGCGCCAACAGTCTTTTCGGTGATGAGTTTTGCAACGGGATTATTTAATAATCCTCCTCCAAGACCTAAAAGTGGTTTGATAAGTAGCAGTGGGTTCATTAGTTGTTGATAATTACCGCGATGACAATTACAATCGCAACAGCAATTATAATTTTTGTTTTCTTAGTGGTTCCATCCCACCATTCTTGGGCTTTCCATTTTAAATTGTCGATCATGATGACCTCCTTTTTTTCTTTTTTACACCTGCTTCGCTGAGCGCGATAGCTATGGCTTGCTTTTTATTTACCACTTTTTTCTTAGATTTACCAGATTTAAGTTTGCCTGATTTAAACTCACGCATTACTCTGCTGATTTTCTTTTCTTTTTTCATTATTTAAGTTTGTATAATGTACCTATACCACTGGACATCGGTCCGCGTTGCGGTGATACTGATCCACCTTGATTAAAGCTTTCTTCTCTATCTAAGAAACCAAGTGGATCAAAATCAAATACAGGATTAACTGCTTCGCCATCATAATTAAACATAGGACGATTTAAATTATCTAGTGCTTCTGAAAAAGTAGAACCGTCTTCAGGTTGTCCTTGACCCAACGAAGACACAGCGGATAAGCCCGACATTAACAGTCCAGGTATACTTCTTTTACCTAAAAAACTTATAGGATTAAATCTGTTTGCAGGCATGCTAAACTTTGGTTGAGCTTGTGCACTAGTATTTCCAACTGTTCCATATTTAGACAACTGTTGATTTAACATGTTTTGATTTTGAAATGGACTTCCGGCAGTGGTTAATGTTGTTCCTGTAGGTCTTAAGTTCATACCGGTTAAACTAAGATTAGTGCCAAGTCTTGCATTTGGAGCTGGAAGTCTTAATTGTGGGCCTGTAAGTCTTAGTTGTGGGCCTGTTATTCTAGGAGTATTTCTAAGAATTCTAGGTCCACCAAGTACAGATCTCATACTCATAGCGTCGGTTGATATGTCCTCAAGAGATCTTAAATCAGGATCAAATGCTTCTTCTATAGTAGGACTGAAAGTAGATTCCGTAGTATATTCATTAATAGTTCTTCTTGGTGAGTAGTCTGGTAAGCCAAATTTATTTAAGCCTTCATCATCTTCTTCAGATGGAAAAAATCTTTCAACAATTGGATTAGCTAAAATACCTAATCCAGGAATACCTGCTGCTAAACTTAACCCTGCTCCGAAAAGTCCACTTCCAGGAATACCTTGTGACATAGCATAGTTGCTTCTAAGAGAGTCCATGATACCCATTCCTGTAGTTGGGTTGACTCCCGTAGCTTCATTAAATACACGTTGAGCAAAAGTATTAGGAGCTGTTCTAACTTGTCCTAATTCATCTCTAAACCTAGGACCTCCTATAGCATTATTTAATCTATCTTGTTGTTGACCAATTAAATCAGCAAAACTAGCTCTTGCTAAATTTCTAGAACCAAACTGGTTTTCCATTTCTCTTGTTGCCGCCAATCGTCCTGCTGCCGCTGCAACATCCTGTGGTGAAAACGCGCCTGGTCTTCTGGTCATCGTTTTATCTAAAGAAGAAGCTCCTGGTTTAGCTGCATTTGCTTTTGACATAGCATCAGCCAATGCCCCGCCGTAGGCAGTTCCTTTTTTATTAAAACCTTGTTTATTTTTTTTACCAGAACCTGCAGGGCCGACCTTGTTAGTCGACTCTCTGACCATTCCACTATCTCTAATAGAACCGGTTCCTTTGTTATTGCCTTTTTGACTGCCCATTAGTTCCCCTCTTTAAATGTAGCTTGCATATTACTTATACCACTTTTTGCTAGCGAAATGCTAGCTCTAAGTTTTTGATGATCATCATTCTGCTCCATTTTTTCTTCTGCTAGTTCTCTAGCTTGTAATAGTTTAGCTCGTTCCATTTCTAGTTCACTTTGTCCTTCTTCTTCTTTTCTAGCTTCTTCTCGAGCTCTAAGATCAATCTCTCTATCTTTTAGTTTCAATAATGGATCATTTTCAATTTGATTTAGCACTTCTTTTTCAGCTTCTGCGTATTCAACCATAAATTCTGCAATTAATTGCGATTTTCTAGCCTCCATAGCTGTCTGTTGTGCCTGAACTTGCTGTTGCATCTGCATAACTTGTGGATTTTGCGCCATTTGAGCCGCATTTGGGCCCGCTTGTTGCATAATTGCCTGTAATTGTTGTCCCATTTGCTGCATTTGAGCAATTTCTTCGCTAAATTCTAGCTCAATTTGCTCTCCAGCCATTAAAGTTATGTGTTCCATGCAGTTTTGTTGCAATAATCCCATTGCTTTTGGATTATTTCGTACAATTGTAGTTCCCATAAACTGTAAATGCGCTTTCATGTGCGCTTGGTGGTCTTGTTTTGGAAATGCTTGAAACTTTTTGCCATTCATTGCCATAATATTTTCACTTGCAGGGTCTAATGGTGAAGGTTGCATTGGTGGTGGCAATAACGTGTCAATGTTTTTTACACCTAACGCTTCATACATGTGTTTG